TAGATGGATTCCAATTATTAAATCTAACAACCATCACATCTGTAAGCGGTGGCACGGCAGGACAAACTACCGCACAAAGAATTTCAAGTTTGCTGGATTCCGGAGAATGGCCAGGCGGTATGCGCGATATTTCAACTACCGCAACCACTACTGTACAAGCAGATGATGGATCATCAAGATCATTATTGTCATCCTGCCAGGTTGTAGAAGGTACAGACTTGGGGGCTTTTTGGATGGATCAAAGAGGGTATGCCAAATTTTATTCCCGCAATGACATCATAGTCGCAGAAGGTGGCACGGTTACAAAGTTCAGTGATGTGCCAGGATCAGGTGATATTACTTATCAAGCAGTAGAGTTTGATATTTCAGATTACCAAATGATTAACAAAGTAACTGTAACGCCAAACGGATTGAGTGGTCAGACCGCAAGCGATTCTGAAAGTATTGATGATTATTTTCAGCATAGCCGGGTTAGAAGCGGCATTATGCAAACAGAATCGGATGCTTTAAATCAAGCAAAAATGATCATTGCATCAAGAAAAGAACAAGGCGTTAATATACAATTGAACTCATTAACCGTTGATGCCTATGGCTCAAATGACCCTAGCCGGGTTATAGCCGCCTTGAATTTAGATATATTTGATCCAATAGAGGTAACCCAAACCTTGCCGGCAGGTAATGTGGTTACAGATTCCGTCATTGCCGGTTTAACTTATCAAATAACACCCAAATCTTTTATGGTTACTTTCAGTTGCGCTCAGCCTTTTGCCGTAGGTTTTTTGCTAGACTCTACCGTTGATGGAATTTTAGATGAAGATTCTTTGGCTTATTAGGAGAATATAAATGGCAACATTTTCGGTTGGTCAAGTTTTAACGGCGGCTCAGATGAACTCTATCGCCAATCTCAGCGTTAGAGCAGTTACGGCCACATCAGACACTTTAGTTGTAACTGATGCAGATAATAAACTTATTACATACTCAAACACTGGTACTACTACTATTACTATTCCACCTTATTCAACCGTAGCAATGACTACTGGATCAGTTGTGAACCTTATTAAAATTGGATCAGCCGGCACTGTATCTATTGTGCAAGGTGCGGGTGTTACCCTTGCATCAGCCGGGGCAACATCTACTAACCCAACTATTACCGGACAATTTAAAGCGGCTAGCATAATTAAAGTAAGCACAGATTCTTGGTACTGTGTTGGTGGCATTGCGTAATGTCTTTAATTCTTGGCATACTTGCATCATCAGGCGGTGCGGCAGTTGCCGCATCATCCTATGAATCTATTGCAACAGTAACAGTAGGTGCAAATCAATCAACTATTACATTTAGTTCCATTGCAACAACTTGGACTCATTTACAAATAAGAGGAATTGCAAGAAATGGTAGCCCCGATAGCGCAGGTAACGATAATATAAGAATGAGATTTAATTCTGATACTGGTTCAAATTATTCATTGCACTATTTATATGGTACTGGCAGTTCAGCCTTAGCAGGTGCAGGTGCAAATCAAAGCATTATGCTTGCTGGAAAACCTGCCAGCGGTGGAGATGGTAGCAATATCTTTGGTGCATTTGTTACGGATATTTTAGAGTATAAAAATACAAACATCTACAAAACTATTCGCACGCTGACAGGTATAGACAATAATGGTTCAGGTATTATTTTCTTTAGTTCAGGAAATTGGCGTAACACTAATGCTATAACAACAATTACTTTAACAAGTGATGCCGATTTTACTTCTTATTCATCATTCGCCCTATACGGAATTAAGGGAGTATAACAATGGCCGCAGGTTCAACATATACACCGATAGCGACAACTACTTTAGGTAGTGCGCAGGCGACTGTTACATTCTCCAGCATTAGCGGAAGTTATACTGATTTAGTATTGATTGTGCAAAACAGCAACTCTGCTGGAATTAACTCAATATCTCTGAACTTTAATAGCGATACTAGTTCTAATTATTCAATGACATTCATTAGCGGAGATGGTTCAACTGCTAGTAGTGGAAGAGAAACAAGCCAAACTAAATTAAATGTTGGTGGAACAAGTACAGATATGGGCAATGTGACTATTTGTAATATAATGAATTACTCAAATGCGACCACTTATAAATCTACTGTATCTCGGTCAGGCTGGACAGGATACGCATTAATTAGAGCATTTGCAGGTTTATGGCGTAGCACTTCAGCAATAACTCAAATTGATATAAAAGTTATTTCAGGTGCTAATTTTAATACAGGCTCAACCTTTACACTCTACGGAATAGCGGCGGCATAATGGCAAATACATATACTTTAATAGCGTCTTATGCAGCAAGCGGAACTGTCGCTTCAATTGAATTTACTTCAATACCTGCTACTTATACTGATTTATTAGTTAAAGTATCACTAAGAGGTACTTCTAACATTGGTGTTGCTGGCTTAATTCTTGAATACAATTCCTCAAGTAGTAATTTAACTTATATTAGACTTTTAGGAGATGGCTCGGCTGCCAGTAGTGCTACTAGTACTATTGGGCAAATTTCAGTAGTTCAGGGTGGAAACGCAACTGCCAACACATTTTCTAATCAGGAAATATACATACCTAACTACACTTCTGCTAATTACAAATCTGCTAACGGAGATTCAGTAAATGAAAATAATGCAACTACTGAATATATGAGTTTAAACAGACATCTTTGGAATGATACCGCTGCAATTACATCTTTAAAATTATCGCCTAATGCTGGTTCTTTAGTGCAATATTCAACTGCTTACCTATACGGAATATCAAACTCATAAGGAGAAACAATGCCAACTAAACTAATAATCAACTGCGAAACAGGAGAGCAAACTGAGGTGGAATTAACTGCCGAAGAAATTTCTCAAAGAGAAGCAGACGCTAAAGCGTATGAGGCTGAGTTAAAAGCCAAAGATGCTGAGTTAGCCGCGCAAGCCAAAGTAAAGGCTGATGTATTAAAAAAGTTAGGGCTTACAGAAGATGAAGCCAAAGCCTTACTATCTTAATGATAGGTGATGGCAATTATTAGAGAACTCACTAGCCCAAATGGTTGGCCGGCTAGTGAGGATCGGCAAGCCATAGGTATTCAATCTTTTGTTATACCTGGCACTAAAACTAAGATTGCCTGTGCAAAAGCGGTTGCACCTTTGTTGATAAACTTTTGTAAAGAATTTCATGAATTAGTTGAACCAATAAATGAAGGCCAATTAGATGATTGGGGATACGCCTTTAGGATGACTAGATCATCTGATCGGGTATTAAGCAATCACGCATCCGGTACTGCCATAGACTTAAATGCAATTAAGCATCCTTTGGGCAAGTCAAATACATTTAATAAGGATCAGCGTAATACAATTAACCTACTGATAACTAAATATGGTTTAAATTGGGGTGGTAATTACAAGAAGCGTAAAGATGATATGCATTTTGAAATAGCATTAAACCAATATGAAGTTGAACAAAAAATTAAAGAGTTAGGGTTAAAATGAAAATTACAACAAAACAAAAAGAAGTAATTAAGTCATATTTTAGAAGCGTTGCCGCCGCAACAGTTACAACCTTGTTGGCTTTGGTTGCAGATGTTAAACCTGAATATGCAATCTTGGCCGGTGCTTTAGTTGCACCTTTAATCCGCTATCTTGATCCTGCGGATGATAAATTCGGGATCAACAGTTAATGAGCGCAAATGATCAGATGGCATTAGTTGTATCTCTTGTTACAATAATTGGATCATTTATTGCTTCTGTAAGATGGTTGGTTAAACACTATCTAAGTGAGTTAAAGCCTGATGGCAACGGTGGCCATAACTTAGAAGGCCGTGTTGCACGCATAGAAGAAAAATTAGACACGCTGTATCAAATTCTCATATCTAAGAAGTAAGTCAGCCGTATCCCCTACCCTATGGCCATGAAGATGTGCGTGGTTGTACCCAGTAGGGGTAGGCCTGAAAATGCCGAAAGGTTAGCCCAGGCGTTTAAGGATACAGGTGCAGAAGCCGACCTATACATAGTTATAGATAATGATGATCCTAAATGGAATGAGTACGCCAAAAGTGAAAACTATAAAAAACTACCGGCAGATAATAAAACAGGTGGTTGTGCTAAATCTCTTAATACCGGTGCGGTTCTTCTTTTGGATATTACTAAGTATCCTTTATATGATTATTTTGTTTTCATGGGTGATGATCACTTACCTAGAACCCAGGGCTGGGATAAAGCCTTTATTCAAGCGTTAAAACATAATGCTGGTATTGCTTATGGTGATGATCTATTGCAAGGCGAAAATTTACCAACAGCCTATGCAACTACGCGTGAAGTAGTTGATGAACTTAGGGGCATGACATTTCCGGGATGCATACATTTATATTTTGATAATTTTGTTAAACAATTGGGCATTGATTTAAAATGTTTAAAGTATTTACCTGATGTAATAATTGAGCATATACACCCGGCGGCAGGCAAGGCAGAAGTAGATGAAGGGTATGAGAGAGTTAATCAACCTTTATGGTATGAACAAGATTTATTGACATTACAAAAATATATTAGATCACAAGAATATGCTGATTTAGTAGAAAAATTAAGATGAACATACTAATTACTGGATCACATGGCTTTGTAGGTAGAGCCTTTAGGCGTGCATTACCTAATGCCAATTTAACTTTAGTTGATCTCAAACAAGGCGTTGATTGCCGTAAATTCTTTGCATTAGAAAAGAAGCAATATGATCTAGTAATTCATTTGGCCGCAGTAGTTGGTGGCCGGATGCTTATAGAAAATGAACCGTTAGCCTTAGCGGTTGATCTAGCCATTGATGCTGAGTTTGCATCTTGGGCAATGAGAACTAAACAACCCTATCTTGTTTATTTTTCATCATCAGCCGCTTATCCCATTGAACTGCAAACACTATCAAAAAAGAAAAAGTTAAAAGAAAAAGATATTAACTTTAATAAAATAGGCAAGCCGGACATGACTTATGGATGGTCAAAACTTACCGGTGAAATGTTGATGAACTATTTGCGTGAAGAAGGCGCACAAGTATTAACGCTTAGACCATTTAGCGGATATGGCACAGATCAAGATTTAGATTATCCATTTCCATCAATCATTGAACGCGCAATTATGAACTCTAACCCATTTAACATTTGGGGCAAGGCAACTACTACTAGGGATTTTATACACATTGATGACATAGTAGAAGCGGTATTAACTATGGTTCAAAACAATTGCAATCAAACAATAAATTTATGTACAGGCCGGGCAACCACATTTATGGAATTGGCTCAAATAGCCTTAAAAGTCTTGGGATATGAAAAGACACCTGCTAAGCGATTTAGGGTTTTAACCGATAAGCCGGCAGGTGTGGCTTACCGGGTCGGTGATCCAACCATGATGAGCGATTACTACACCCCAAAAATTAGCCTTGAAGAAGGTGTTGAGCGTGCTGTTCGCGGCCTTGTATGATCTAAAATTGACCTACTATGGCCACTAAAAAAACTAATAAAACTATAAAGCGTAGAAGGCGTGCGCCGCGTAAGGCTGAGCAATTAAATAAACTTGAAACTCATTATGTAACTCTTAATGAGATGTACCGCGCCGCCAAAGCCGCCGGGTTTTCAAACGAAATTGCTTATTGGTTAATTACTGAGCCGGGTGTATCAATACCTGATTGGATCACAGACAATAAACCAAATGAGATAGTTCCCCGCATTGATCCAACAGATGATGAGGATGAAGATTAAGCGCGACAAGTCATTTAATGCCCGCTACCTTGTGGTCAGTGATCTACAAGTCCCATTTCATTTTTCTGAAGCGGTCATCAATCTAAAGAAATTAGTCAATGCCTTTAAGTTTGATTTGGTTTTAAATGTCGGTGATGAAATGGATTTTAATACCATATCTAGGTTTGCAGATGGTAAGGCTGAATCATTTATGCAAACCTTGGATGAAGATAGGGCTACATGTCAGGATATTTTATTTGATTTAAAAACAGATGTAGTTAGCAGATCAAATCATTCAGATAGATTGTACAAAGCCATACAGCGCATACCCGGTTTAATGGGATTACCTGAATTACAGTACGCAAACTTTATGGGCTTTGATGACTTGGGCATCCATTACGCAAAACAACCCTATGAAATCCCAGGTACTAACTTTGTACTATGTCATGGGGATGAAGGGGTTATATCTAATATTGCCGGTCAGACCGCGCTGAATCTCAGTAAAAGGTGGGGCAAAAGTGTAATTTCGGGACACACGCACAGATTGGGCTACACATGCCACTCAGAAGCCTTTAATGGCCGATTACAGAGGGTTTTAGTAGGAATTGAGTGTGGTCATATCTGTGATCTAAAAAAGATGAAATACACGCGAGGATACGCCAATTGGCAAGCCGGGGCGGTCATTATCCATATTAAGCGTGGCAATGTAAGCGCGGAGATGATCCCATTCAATGTTGATGGGTCATTTACGGCCATGAGTAAGGCCTTTGGGTGATGTAGATCACATGAAACGCCGTGCTGGGTAATTGCATTTGTCAGCCCCTTAGTGTTTAATTGCATTTACAAACGCAATTGACCAGGAAGGGTTAATTATGAAATATACAATCAAGCACCATGAGTTAAATAATCAATACTATGTAGTTACCAAAAATCCAGTTTTAACATATGACACTGTTATTTGGTTTGATACAAAATTAGATGCACAGGAATATGTAAAAGATCAAATTATTAATAACGAAAAAATGATGTCAGATGTTATATCTATACATGATTATCTTAATACTGATCAGGCCACATCTTTACGAAATAAAGTGGCACAATAATGATTACTCAACAATGGATCAAAAAAAATGTTTGCGCTACATGCGGCATGGTTATTACAAATAGATGGGATAACCACCGCATTTATAAAGAATGTGAAAAAGAATTAGCCAAGAAAAAGGCTAAATAATGAAACTTACAAAGAATCAGTTTGAAGGTTTAACAGAAGCCCAAATGGAATGGGGTACTAACACAGATTGGTTGCAACAAAAAGATCGGTTTGAAGATACGATTTGTTGGTCGCATCAGTTTATTTATTGGGTAGAGAATTATGCATCAGTTGTATTGGCTACCGAATTTCTAAAACAAAACCGATTTGATTACAGCATTTCTTATGACAATGCTATGGGGCAATATTGCTTTACAACTAATTATGCCGGCTCATGGGTGTATGCATGAACGCCGTAGCCTACGCTGAAAAAGGTTGGTGGGTTCTACCATTAAAGCCACAATCTAAAGAGCCATGCAAGTTTTTAAGGCACGGTTATCTTGATGCCAGTAGCGATAAATTAACTGTTAAAAAATGGTTTAAAGATGATCCTGAATTAAATATTGGCTTAGCAATTGTGCAATCAAATCTTGTAGTTTTAGATTTTGATATACGCAATATTGCATCCAGGGTTCTATGGGAATCTTATCGCCGGATATGTGTAGCATCTAATACACATACAGTTAAAACAGATAACGGCTATCACTTCTATTATCTTGCCGATAAAACAAAGCAATTTAAAGGCAAGGTAATACCAGGTATAGATATCAAACACAAAGGTTATGTTGTGTTACCACCATCTATACATCCAAATGGCACTGTTTATCAAGTGATAAATGATGTTGATCCGGTTGAATTACCGGCTGAATTAGAAAAGGTAATGAGTTGGAATTAGTCAAATATGACAAACAATCAGGTGCTTATGTTGATGAGAAAGGTAAGCATTTTGTAAAGGCTTCTTTAATCCGCAAACACGCCAAAAAAGCAATAGGCGCAAGGCAGGTTAGAGGAAGGCTATCGGCCAAAATGGTTGAAGCCTATTGGTTAGACAAGTTCAAGGAAGCGGTGAAATATGAACTATGAAATATACGGTTGGTTGGTAACAATCACCCTTTTTACACTGGTAGCACTATTGATTGTTGTTACATGGATTGTGGCCGTTGAGAATGGCTATGACAAAGGATTTAAGAGTGGCTACAAGCGCGGTACTGCCGATACAAAACAAACCAATGTAAAGGTAGAGAAATTTACTGTTAGAACTCACCCATCAATGCGCCAAAAGATGCTTGAAGCGGACAATGAATACTTAATGGAAAAGGTTGTAAATCTGTGGGATAGGGAAAACAGATAATGAACATGAATGATTATGTTGATGTGGCTGAGCGTATAGCCCAACTAAAGGAAACATATCCTGAAGCATCATTGCAACCTTACAATCCTAATAAGCCTTATGACATTGTGCAGGTTGAAGGTAAAACCTATGTGGTTTATACCGCCGCTTGTTACCGTGATCCACATGATGTAAGGCCAGGTGTTGCAGTTGCCTGGGAACAAATACCAGGTAAAGGCATGACCGCCGGATCAGAGTTAATGATATGTGAAACTTCTGCCTGGGGTAGAGCCATAGTTGCGGCTATGAAATCTGCTACAAAGCGCGTTGCATCTAAACAAGAAGTAATGGCGGCTAAAGCCCGGCAATCCTGGGCTATAACACCAACACAATCTTTGGATGCAGAATTGCTACAAAGGCCAGTTGAGCCACAACCTGAAGTAGCGGCTATCTATGGCAGACCAGGTTCAAAGTCAGCCTTGATGGAAAGGGTATTGCGTGAATCTTTTATTGATGATGCGCCGCAAAAAAACGAACCAGTAGCAATGAGTTTAGATCAGGTGGTGGATGCAGTTGCAACAAGTACACCGGCTGTTCAACATTGTGAACATGGCGAAATGGTTTTAAAAACCGGGATTGCTAAAGGTCGCGGTACGCCCTACTACGGTTACACATGCCCTAAAGGTTGTGCGGCTAGGTGGGCAGTTATGTCAAAAGACGGCAAGTGGTACTACCCGGATAATAATCATGGGTGATATGGAGATGATAGATAAGCATGGAATCAAAGCGACATTTACAGATAACGGCGTTGAGTTAGATATTGTGCCACTTAGCCAATGCTGTGAATGGTGTAATGATCCCAGGATGCTCAACATCAATGGCGTACGCAAGTGCGCCGGTTGTGGATGCGTTAATCACATTGAGTATAAAAATCATGGCTAAATTTGATTATCACAAGGCTATGCGTGAAGGTCATGGCTACAACCTTTATGTGGCTGATCTACTTAAACATTTTGGTGTGCCAAAGGTAGATGTGCCTGAGTTTTCAATTGCTACAACACATGATCAAATTAGGGATAAAACCTTGAATGAGAAGGATGTAATAGTTGATGGCCTAGTTTTAGAGGTTAAAAGTAGTAGCCGATCCTTTACTAATGCTGATGATTTCCCATTCAATCCGGTAATGATTGATACCGTAATTGGCTTTGATAGCAAAATAATTAAGCCTTTTGCCTATGTAATGATTAGCCAAATTACCCAGGGAATCTTTGTTATACCTACTGCTACAAAGTATGATTGGACAATCAGAACATACTTTGATGCAGACAGGGAAATTGAGGAACGCTTCTACATGACAAAGAAGCGACACTGCAGACCATTTATAGAAATGGTTGATCTACTGTTAGAGAGAGCCAATGAGCGAACCAATCAGATGTAAATGTGGTAATTGGGTTATGCCCGATCAATCTTGTTATGTTTGTTATTTAATTACTAGAACACAAAAGAAACTTAGTTAGTGTGGTGTAGATCACATCTCATATAGTGAGATAGATTTAGGAGTTACGCTAATATGATTTTTAATAGTGTGCTAGGCTCACGCCTTAGCATTTGGCTTAAAGGCCAAAAATGCGAACCCCGCAGGGGTAGGTTCGCAAGGTGCTGGCTATTTGGGATAACTCTATGTGTTTTTAACACATTATCTGTTGATACAGGATTATCTGATTCAAATTACAAACCTACACATTACAAGCAATATATTTTAATGACATTAAATAATATAGATCAGACCTATTGCTTAATTGATCTTTATCAAAAGGAATCAAATTTTAACCCAAAGGCGCGGAATGGTAGTCATTATGGGATACCACAGGGTAGATCAGAATACCTTGCAAAAGTTGGGGGAATAAAACAAATCCAATGGTCATTGCGTTATATTGGCAACCGTTATGGATGGGTTGATGAAACCAATAAAGTACCCAATGCATGTGCCGCTTGGGATCATTTTTTGAAAAAAGGCTGGCATTAGTGCCATATTGCCAACACATCTATAAAACTTTGAGTACAGCATTGTGTCATTACTGTGGATTACCTACTAATGAAGTAGATTGGGATCATCAGAACAAGTTAAAAGAGCAGTGGCATATTG